AAATAAGGAAGGTGTACACCTATCAGAATAACCAAGGGTCGAGCAATTTTAAGTACAGATACAGATAACAAATTAGGAGTTACAAAAGATGGGAAACATACGAACAGTAGAAAAAATTACTCACGTGGATAATCCACAAAATAGATACCATGGTCTTGATGAGAATGGATACGCTACCAATTGGTGTGCCGACACTATCGGCACAAGAGTCGTACTGGATACCGATTGGGATGAGTACCAAGTGTGGATGTATATCGATGGAACAAGATACCCAGACGGAGATTATTTTGCATCGGATAAAGAGGATGCATTAGGAACAGCACATGGTATCCGTAACGGATGGAATTCAATTGAGGAAACTTTCCTTGGAAACATGAAAAGATAAGTGCCGAAAACATATAAATCATTTACAAAACTTAGGAGTAATTATGAGAAACGAAACATATATATTTGAGTCACCATGGATCGATGCCGATAGCACTATGCCTTATCGAATAGTGGCATATAAAAGAGGCAGCTATCCCTTCCCAGAGAGAGCCTATGTGACCCATATAGAGGTTGATCCCAGAGACAGTAGAAATGTGGCTCGGTACAAGATACATGGCAACTATGATCTGACACATGATCAGGCTATTAAGGATGCAATGATGAGGTATGAAGAAAAGGTAGGTAAATAGGGCACAAATAACGTACACAAATTTAATTAAATAATCGGAGTAAAAATGAATAACAAATATGTATTGCCAGAAGAATTTTGGAAGGGAATGTTGGAAGATGAGAACCCTGAGGTCAGCATCGGAAGTATAGACATATACACGATTAACAATAAGTTCGGATTGTTTCGAAATTACGTGCCAGTAATAGAGGAAGTGGAAGATGCATGGGGTACGCATAAAGGAATTCAATCCTCATTACAGGATGCAGTGGATGTAGCATTGCTACATGAATTTGGTAGCAAGGGATGGAACTAAGTTTAACTAGATGTTTCAGCCATCCCTTCCCTTAAGGGAAGGGTGGCGTGAAACATAACAATAAAAGAGAGGAAAAAATATGCATACGAGTGAAACAGAAATGGACAGAATCGCAACATACAACCATCCAGATGGTGAGGTACTGGAGTGGAGTTTCTGGTCTTCAAATGGATGGACAAAAGACCAAGCATTTGAACAATTTAAAACCTCAATTAAACAGATCCCTTCTTACATGCCGAATCAAGACGGTTCAATTGATTGGGACACGCCTGTCTACCCCACTGAGAAAGAGATGAATTCCAGATACAAGATGGAAAACTTTGAGGTCAAGTGTTTCCTATGTTGGGGAAAGATTTGACAAGTCGTGATATAATCTATAAGACGCACGTGAGTTGTCTAACTGGACGGCTACAAACAAACAAGTAGGTGTACACCTACCAAACAAAAGGAGGTAACCAGATGGTTACGAAAGATAAAAAGGTCGAGTTGAAAGAGATCAAGTTAACAGACGAGGAGGTTATCGATTTGATATCTGAGAAAATTGCACCGCCAAAGCCTAAGAAGGTTGCACCCAAGCCCAAGGCAAAGAAGAGTAAGCCCAAGGCAAAGGCACAACCAAAGGCAAAGTCCGCCCTCCAGCCCAAAAAGGAAGAGGCAATGCCAAATGTAATTATGGCTGAGCCTACCTTGAAGGGCAAGCTAGACAAGACAGTCACTGATGTCGCTGCCTTGGAGAAAGAGATTACTAGGATAGTGCGATGGAGTTTCTCTCACTTGGATAAGGTGTTGGGAAACACAGAGGGTATGGACTACAAGAAACTAGGTGATCACCATGTCGTGTGTAGGGTAGGTGAAACTGGATCGTTTGGTGGGAACACAGACAAAGACCACAACACCAAGGGTCACTACTGCCCAAGTGGAACAAAGCGTGGTGAATGGGATGTCAATGGGGTGAAAGGTAACGAGTTACTGATTAACGTCTGGGACTTGCACAACATGAGTGACGAGGAGTTCTTCAACTTCATACACCATGAGGCAATCCATGCTTACTCCGATCTCACAGCGGAGACAGACAAGGACAGGGACTGTGCTAAAAACGGAGCACACAAACAGAAGTTTGTTGATCTGGTACAAGCGTCTGGATTACTTGATCCAGTGTCTCTTCCAAACTATGTCAAGTGGACAACGACTATCAATGGCAAGGGTGTTAAAGCCATGAAGAAACTTAAAGTCCAAGCCCCTAAGATTGGCAAGACGAGAGCACCCAAGAAAGCCAAGGCAAAGAGGGTAAGTCTTGAGTGCAAGAACTGTGAACTCAAGGTCATGGTTCCCTTTGGTAAATGGGATAGAGGCGAGGTAAGTCTTAACTGCCTATGCCTTGGAAGTGAGAATGGGGTAGAGATGAAAGCCAACGTGGTTGGCTAGATAGGTGTACACCTCTCATCAGAAATGGTGAGAGGTGTCTTGGTCTAGGGAAAACTTATCCCTACTGATGAGTGATGGTCAGTAACCATCCGAAACCAAGGAGTATAGAGATGATTACAGAAAACCCAAAGACAAGTGTATGGAACCAAGCAGAGGAACTGGTGGGAATCTATCCATCGCCAGATGAACTGAGGAACGCAATCCATGCGGTTATCACCAAACCTTCATTGGATGACATTAAATACGGAATCAGAAGCGGTTCTCCGGTAGTTTTACATAACGTGGAGTGGCTCGCTAGAGAGTACGAGGCAGTAAGGGGAACAACTCAAAAAGTGGGTTAGGCTCAGAGCGGTAGGGAGTGATGCGTTCCGCATACAACATTCTAAGTTGTATCCGAAGATGGAACATCAATACCACTCCCTACATCCCAATCGGAACGGCTGTCTGAGCAGTCGTAAATAAACAAAGGAGTATTGGATACATGTCTAAGTACCGATCAATAACTATACGGAGAGCACCAGAACATGTGCGTCCATTGATGAAGATCGTCAATGAGATGGACAAGCAGATGAAAAGATTTCAGAAAGCAATCGCAGACCAGATAGAGGTAGCGGATGCGTATCGAGAATCAGAGAGAACCATCAGTGGGTTACGTTACTCATTGGAGTTAGCGAACAAAAAACGGAGTGCCAGTGAACCTGATCCACTCGCACCACCACCACCAGATATTGAAGGGGACTATGTAGACTCCGACATCATTGATCTGGAGATACCAGACTTTAGTTCCCCCAAGCCAAATCGCATCTCGTCTATATGTAATTGTGTTGGGCTTTGTATTTACGACCACAATGAAACTAAAGGATAGGTGTACACCTATATGAAAAGGTCACTTAGATCAAACGATGGAAGATATGTATGTTCCTTAGATTTAAAGTCCTATACGGTATTCAAGAGGGTACGTGCAAGCACTCATATGCTGCGGATACCACCGTGTTGGACATACGATGATCGGATCATACTCGACATGAAGAGATACGTTAAGTATGGGTTGAGTAGGGTGGAGTTTGTAATCCAAACAACAGACACCGACAAGACCTATCGCATTAGCTACGCTGACTTTGAACGCTACGCATACCCCATGAAATGGAGACAGGATCCCAACTATAAACAATGGGCTGTGCCATTAAAGCACTGGCGTGTTGACGGAGAAGAACCAGAAGAACAATTGAAATTATTTTAAGGAGAACAATATGGATACGGATATGGAAAAGAATCATGTATGGGATTCAGGGGAAAGCAAGTGGGTGAAGCCACACGGTTGGACGATTGAATATAACTCTGAGTATGAATCCCTTCCACCGTTCGAGGTGTACGCATTTGGAGTCTACGGTAGAGGGTCATTGTTGGAAGGACAAACCATGAAGGTGTTTAAAGCCTCTTTCGATACAGAAGAAGAGGCACTGAAAGAATACCCACAAGCAGAGGTTGGGTATCGTGACCCTAACAATACCTTTGACCACCTTCCCGATAGGGAGATGTCAGCCAGAGATGAAGAAGAATATTTTACAAGAGAGGATTATTAATATGACAAACACAGTATGTATGTGGTGTATTAAATTTTCACACGATATAACTAATGGCTCTGGTAATTATGATGAGTGTGTAGAAGGGTGCGTAACCATGAGTGAAACTGAGGGATGGACTGATAAAGATAACAAAGATAACTTTCATGCGTGTCTCACACTGGAATATGACATGGGGGCAGATAAGCCGTGGGTTGATCGTTGTGACTGCACTGGACTGCACTACGAATCAAGCAAGGATTTCTGGGGACGAGTTGGACTTGCATAATGAATAGATCAGTGATATCTATCCCCAAGGAGAGCACGTATCAGTGGCTCCTAGAAAAACATTATGCAAAGAGGATACCGCAGATTGTATATAGCTACGGTGTGTTCGTTGATCAGGTGATGGTAGGGGTGTGCACCTATGGCATCCCACCTTCACCTTCCCTCACTATGGGTCTGTGTGGTGAACAGTACAAAGATATGGTAGTGGAACTCAATCGGCTCTGTCTGGTTGAAGGACACGACAAGAACCTAGCGTCATACTTTGTAGCCCAGACCCTACGCATGTTACCCAAGCCCTCTATCGTGGTGTCCTTTGCTGACACATCAATGGATCATGTCGGATATATATATCAGGCAACCAACTTCCTGTATACAGGATTGTCAGCAAAGAGAACTGAGTGGAGAGAGATTGGACTTAATACGCACTCACGTACTGTTGTGAGTCACTACTCTCATGAAGAGAGAGTCGCTAATCCTGATCGGTTTGCACAAGTGGATCGACCACAGAAACATAGATACGTTTACTTCATTGGCTCACGTAGGGAGAAGAGGGAGCTGCGTAAGGCTTTGAAGTATAGAGTATATCCCTACCCAAAGGGAGACACACAGAGATATAAGGATGGGAACCATATCGCACAACAAATGACATTTCTATAAGGAGTAACTATGGAAATCACAAGAGAACAATTTATGGCTTATGAAGAAATACGACAGAGTGGAATTACTAACATGTTTAATTCCAGAGTTGTTGTTGAAGAATCAGATGGCTATCTGGATAAAGAGGCTGTTAGGACAATTATGAAAGGCTTTGGTGCTAACTATACAAAACTCATGGAAATGTATCCTGATGTTAAAGATGACGTTGCCAATGGTGGCGGTCTTCTGGGGTTGGTATAAATGAGGAAAACTAAAGCTGAATATAAAGATACTAATAACCAAAGAGTCGCTCGTATAAAAGAGATACTGGCAGTTACCCCATATGTAACCCTTCAAGAACTCGGAGATGAGTTGGGGGTAACAAGGGAGCGTATACGTCAGATTTTAAATAAGAATGGCATTAAGAAAGCTAGAGGTAATGAATATACACGTCCTGTTTATTGTGATAAGGGGCATGAGATAACTGCGATACGAATAAAGACCCAAAGGACTTCTGTTCAAAGGAAACGGTGCTTTATCTGTAAGCCTTTATCTCCTACAAAGCACATAGATGAGTATGGAAAAATAAAAGCGAACCAAGAGTCACAGCCCTGTAACTACTGCGGTACTACTATCACTAGACGAGCAACAGATTTTAGGAAGAATCTTCCTCTATATAAGGGGAACTGGTACTGTGACCGTAAATGCTTTTACGCATATCAAGACAAAGTGCAATGGTGGCTTACCTCTCCTGTAATTCAAGCCAATATCATGAATGCTAAAGGAGTAGATCGTGAGTAAAACTAAAGAGATGATACGCAGATTAATTCAGTTCAACCCTAGCCTTACCAACACGCAGATTTGTCAGGCTACTGGACTGTCTCGTCAGCTTGTCTCGTACCATGCACGTACTATAGGTATCCCAAGACGGTCACCCAACAGATCGTGCACCTTTTGTGGCAAGAGAATCACACGTTACAACTCGTCAGGTCTGTGTAAGGAGTGCCGTCCCATATCATTTACCTATGAGTTCCAGTGCTCATGGTGTGGAGAGGTGTACACCTGTGACGGACATGAAGGTGCACAACGTAGAAACAGTAAGAAGTATAAGAAGAATCCTGACTTGGATTTCTGTACTAGGAAATGCTCTGGCAAGTATTACTTTCACAAGGGTAAGTCCTTATCTAATATTGAGAAAGATGATAGTCCATTGGATTGACCCACGTATAGCTATATGGTATGCTTATTAGCCCTAGATTGTATAGATGAACAGTAAAGGAGTAATGCCTATGCAAGTATTAGTAACAGGGTGTATGAATTGTCCTTGTCAGGAGAGAGGTCACTACTACTCATGCGGAGTAGCAAGCAAACTAATCTCTCATAATCTATGGAACGTACCTGTAGAGTTCATACATTCAGAGACACTACGGAATCGGTATCGAGATACAGGTGGTGAACATGGTGTGAAGATAGGTAGAGATGTCTTTTTCACCAAGAAAAATTTAGAAGACATGGGATATCAAGTTGATCTTGATAGGTACGAAATCCCACAATATACATTCATTCAATTAAGAGAGGATAATCACAATGGTCGCTAACCCCCAACCCCAAGAATTTACATTCATAGGATTCGTTACCCAGATAGACAACACAAAGAACTACCGTCCGTTTCGGTTTGGTCTTAGAGATGAGAACAACCAGACACAATGGTTTGGTACATTCGATAAGCCAACCTCTATGATGATAGAACAAGGCGGTGTTAACTCTGGTGCATGGAACGTGGTTTATGTAATGAAACCATGGACAGGATCAGATGGAGTAGAGAGATACAACTACAACGTGAAGTCTTTATCTGGTGTTACAGGTCAACAAGCACCAACACCACAACCAATAACACAACCCCAACCCACACCTCAACCAATTAATTCAACACCTAGCGTACCCACTTGGGTAACCAGTATGGATGATAGGGGTAGATCAATTATCAGACAGGTAGCATTTAAAGATGTTCTTAACAAGGACGATAAGTCACTGGAAGAAATAGCCAGACTGACTGATGCGTATGAGGCTATCTTACTGTGCATGTTTGAACCTGAATCACCATCGGATGTTGATGATTCATTTATCCAACAAGATTTTTAATTAACATGGGGGAAGGTGCACACCTTCCCCCTTTTCTATAGGAGATGATATGGAATCGAAAGAAATAGCTATTGCATTATCAGGAGAGTACATGTCTCAAGTCACACCAGACAGAGGCAGTAGGTACTATGAAGTAGATGGCGAGAGGTATCAGTCTGTTACCAGTTTAATTAGTGGCACATTGAGAAACTTTGGTGTCGAACGGTGGAAGGACATATGGGTTAGGGATCAACTAGCGTGGTATGAAGGTCATGTTATAACACCAGACTTGGCTACCAAGATAGTTACCGCATCAGACAATGAACTTAAACAATCCGCAGAGTTGGGAACTCATATGCACGATATCATTGAACGCTTGTTAAGGGATGAGGACATCAATGATTATATGGATGACCAATACGAACCAGCGATACGAGCATGGCTCAAGTGGCGTAGCAGATTCATTGAATGGCAATTGGTAGGGACTGAGGTTGGTGTCTACTGTGACGAGTACGCAGGACAGGTAGACGCACTGTTTAGGCTAGGTGATGACTACATGGTAGTGGATTGGAAAACATCTTCTGGTTTATATGACTCATCCTTCTTACAAGTTGGGGCATACGCTCACGCACTACAGGATATGTACAGTGGTGAAGGAAGGTTCAGTAAAGTTAAGGCATGTGTTGTCAGGTTAGTTAATGACTACCCTAAAGTCAGCGGAACTACTAAGAAAAACCGTAGGGCTAAGAAGAAGTTTAATGGTAATTGTGAGTACGCATTAGTAGACGCTAACCACTGGTATCAAACCTTTGCCCATATGGTAGCTACCAGCAATGGGACTAAGGCAAAGGTAGATAAGGTGATGCTTAAAGATGACTGACTCATTCTGGAAAGAACGATACGATGTCATGCGAGAGGAGTACGATCTGGTTCTTAAAGAGAACGCATATCTATTTTCTCAAGTCAGAGAGATTAAAGCACACGCTAGTCTTGGTGACATCGTGTCTGCAATAACAGGTATCAAAGATTTAGTAGAGCGATTAGATAGGTGTACACCTAACAACTACACAAACAAACCTCAAGTAAAGGTATCACAAGAAGGGGGATACAAGTGGAAGTCGGAATAGAAACTCAAGGTAGTGGCTACAAGGTTACATGGAAGTCAGAGAGTAACAACGTAGAGATGCTAGTAAAACATATTAAGCCAAAAAGTTCTCAGTTTAAAGCAGAGGTAACGGTGTTCCTTAATGGGCAACCTGTGCATAGAAGTAATCCTGTACTAGATAGCACCAGTGGTATGGATGGCTTTGCTCGTAAGCTAAACAAACGTAGACCAGAGAGTGATTACGGTGTTGCTTGGGAACAACTGGTAGAAGATTTATCAGGCATTGTTATAGATACATTCCGTAAGGGGGAGCCAGAGATAGCATTATCCTCTGTTGATCTTGATGAACAGTTGAAGTGGCGTGTAGATAATCTTCTGGTTGAAGGTGAACCGAATCTTATATGGGCTGATGGGGGTACAGGTAAGTCTATGTTTGCCCTGTTCCTTAGTACCCTGATTCAACAAGGGTATATGAACAGTGAGCATGGGCTAGTAGTTGAGCCGGGCAACGTACTCTACCTAGACTACGAGACTAAACCTAAAGAGATAGCAACCAGAGCAAGGATGATCCACGCAGGATTGGGATTGGAAAAAGCTGACGCTACTAAGACTTCATCACGCATCATATATAAGAAGTGTGATCAACCATTACAGACAGAGATAGACAGGATAAGAGATTTAATATTCAAGCATAATATAAACGTAGTGGTTATAGACTCAATGGGTATGGCAGTAGGGGGTGAGTTGGAATCTGCTGAAGAGGTACTGGCTTTCTTTAGATCGGTACGTCAGTTAGGTAACATCACATCATTGATTGTGTCGCATAGTAACAGGCAAGGAACTATCTTTGGTTCAGCTTATACCACTAACTCATGTCGATCTGTATGGGAAGCCAAGAGATCAGGTGCTAACTCTAATGGTATGGACTTCAATCTGTTTCATAGGAAAGCTAACAACATAAGTGTTCAGCCAGCACAGTCGTGGGGTGTTGACTTCAGTAATAATATGGTTGTGTACACCAGAGGAGATGTGTTCGCTACAGAGGGGGTAGGGGAATTGTCCTACCGTGATCTAATATATCGCTTATTGAAGGAAGAGGGTGGTAAAACAAAGACATATCTCAAGGATACTATTAAGTCCTTGAAGTCTGACCCACCTGAGAGAATAGATAGAAATGTAGACAGTACAATTTCCAAGATGAAATCATCAGGTAATGTAAAAGAAATTGAAGAAATGTTCTGGCTTAGTGCTGACACAGATTTAGATGGAATAAAACTTAAAGATATAGATAGTAATCCATTAAGTTCTAAGGATGAAAAATGGACACAGATGTAGGTCACAAAGTTAGATGGCTCTTACTTGATTGTAAACTTGCTGGCATTGATGTTGAAGTTGATGGTGACAACCTCAAGGTGAGGGGTAGCCAAGACAGAGATGACCTATACGGTCAGCTTAAAGAACATAAAGATGATGTCGTGTGGGCTATGAACAATGTCCCTGATGCAGTCGAGACACATTACCTGTCTCGATTGCGTAAGGGAAGAGAATGGTTAGACGCATGTATGGAACGTCTATCTAAGAATACTGATGACGATAAACTCAGTAACACTTTAGTTAATAACATAATGAAATGGGCATTGATTGATGATGAATTGCGTAGACTGTATCCAGAGTTTCGTGGATGTGTGCTTGAGGATATTGGTGGGTGCGACAACAGTTATGCTCCTGTTCGATGTAATCATTGTGCCGATATAGCAAGGGAAAAAAATGACAACTAAGAAGATGATGATCAGATGGAGAAATTTCAAAGGTCTTGATAGGACACAGAAGGGGCAATCTGAACTTGATCTATATAAAAAGAAATTCTCCACAGAGGACACCTGTCAAGTTGATTTTTTATATCGGCATTACATCAAAGGAAGTACAGCCAAAGAGATGGCAAAAGATTGGTGGAATAAGGGCAGGGGAAGTCAAGCATATGGACGGCTTGCGAATATATATTCCCGATTCAGAGTACGTTTCAGGGCTATCGAATTAGAGGAGTATGAATATAGAGAAGTCGGGAACACCATAAAAAGAATTGAAGCCGATCTCGAAATCCTTAAAAAGAAACTATATAAACTTGAGGAATTGGAATTGTGATGACAACTAAGGAGATGATGATATGAGTATATCAAGACCAACAGATGCAGAAGTAGCAATTATTACAATGGCATTAAGAATGTTTCCAGATAGCCCTTTAGATGGCGGTGTGGACGATTTCGATTATAGTCATAATAAACAGCTTGCCATGAAATTACATAAAGATTATCTTGCTCTACACAAGAAACGAGAGAAAGAAAGACTCGCTAGAGAATACTCTGTTAGTTTTGAGACTGGTGAGAAGTTACCTGAGATCCTTGTTGTGAATTCTAAGCTGGAAAGGGATCCCAGCGTCCAAGGTGGTTTCCAATGACAACTAAATCTCGTAACGCTAATAACAGAACTCGTGGTAAGAAGTATGAGAGAAGGGTAGCAGCATCGGTAGGTGGCAAGAGGAACTTAGATAAGTCCAGACCTCACACAGATGTAGAGACAAAGCATGATGTGTATGAGGTTAAGTCCACACAGTCTGCTGTACCTCAGTGGTTAGTAAAGGCATTGAGTCAACTGGAGTTGGCATCCGCAGAATCTAATAAGCGGATGGGTGGAGTGGTCAAGGTCTATACCAAGGGGGCTAAAGCCAGAGCCTTTCTCATACAGGAGATTGACCTTGTGTCCGAAATGTAAAAAAGATAATGGATGGGAAACCAGAGAGTATGATGACACGTTTCCTAAATGTGTGTACTGTGGGTATGAAGAGTATAGCCAAATGTACAAACGACCCAGATATAAATCAAAGGGGTTACAGTACATTGCTGTATACGATGGTGAGTATAATGCCTATAAAGATAAAGAGGCAGTAGTCCGAATCGTATCTTCAAATTCACAAAGCAAGAAGGGTGGTGTTGAGTATCTTGTTGACTGTCCTTTATGTGATCAACTAATGAAACCAAAGAAGAATATAATGTACAGGTATTACTGTAACAACAAACATAAAGTTACAATATCTGATCAAGGAGAAAGATTAAGTTGGAAATAAGTCACTAGGGCAAAACTGTTCGGGGTCGATCATTCCTCGTTAGTATCATGAGTAAAGCTGGTCTCCTCGCTTCCAGCAAGATACTCCTCCAAGGAACCGCCCAAATCCTGTGAACTTTAACAGTGGATGTTCCAGCAGGTGTGACTTTCCTAGCCCCGGTAGTACAATTGTATTGTCGGGGCTTTTTACGTGGCTCTATGGGGCGTACAGCCAGCATGTAGGTATGGGTTAACTAACCGACTCATACCTAAGAAAAAAATAAAGATAAACAAATCGAGATAACAAAACTATTAACTATCTCGTATTGTCTTAATTAACTTAGAGGATGCAGAAATCAGTTTACCTCTTTCAGTCTTTGATAACTTTCCATCTTTACCACTAGTACGACATAGTTCAATGAACTCAACTATGTCATCCATTAGATGTCCGTATCTCATTGCCATCCGAATTGCCTTTAGCATATTGCCCCCTTTAGGTGTGCACCTATATTTATCTGATGAACACTGGTTCTTCAACCACTCCATCATTTACAGTATTAACTTTTACTGTTGTGTTTATAACTAAGTCTGCACTATTAATATCACCATCGTCACCTACTCTTACATTCTCAAGAGTTAGGGTTCCTATCTCAAAGTAGTCAGCGTTGAAGGCTCCTGTCCAAGCACGTACCCCATCCAGTATTAGCTTGTCTATTATGACATCACCGCCTGTTGTGCTTTGCAGTAGAAGTATACGGTCAACCGTCATGTCCTCTGCTATATAGCTTGTAGCACCACGACCAGAGCCAATAACTACATCATTAGTTGTACTGGACATAGTGGGGCTGAATGTGTGACCAGCAGCGACCACACTGGTTGTTGCATTGATTAAATAGATATCGCCGTTTGCCCAATCCATTGTGGGAAACTCAGAATTCTTGATGATGAGTTCATCGACTGTGATTACGTCAGAGGTACTTGTTCCTGCTATTTGGAAAGCATCAGTTAATCCGCTCTTTCCTAAATTGATATTCTTAAACGAGACTAAATCTAACCTGAGATTAGCTGGCATATTAATCTGTAGGGTTTGCGATCTATCGGCAGGGAATTCCCTGTCTACTATGTTGTTACCTACCATAGATGGAGCAGTGTACTGTGCCCCCAGCATAGGGAAGGTTATCTGTTGTTCACCACTACTTATAAGCATGAACATAGATGCTAAGAACCCAATGACTACCGCAGATAGAGAACCTACTATCAGCTTGCCA